AAAGGCTGGGGGTGCTGCATTTGTCGCTTACAGTCTCGAAGAAGCGAAGGAAAATCTTAAGAAATTCGGTGTTATATGATTTTCAGAAAAATTTATTGAATGAAATTGAAGCAAACTATCTAATTGCAGCGGACACAGGAACAGGCAAAACCATGATGGCCATACATCATTATATTAGGCACTCAAACGGTGAGCCATTACTTATAGTCGCACCACCACAAAAGATATCTGAAGGCGGTTGGGATCGTGAGATTGAGTTTGTATCTAAACATTACGGAATCGACATTGAATATGAAAGTTTATCTTACGGTGTGCTTGCTAGACGTTGGAAAGAGTATGAAGGTTGGTTTGTTGTTTATGATGAGTGCCACTATATCAAAAACCCAACTTCACAAAGAGGAAAAGCTGGTATTAAATTGTCACAAGCAAGTACAAATTTTCTATTGTTAAGTGCTACACCTTCATCTAATGGATGGGAAGATACGATTGCTTACATGATTATGTTTGGTCATTACAAAAACAAAACACAGTTTCTAAAGAAGCATGCAATATATGAAGATAAGTTTTTTGGCCAAAGAAGATTTAAAGCAGTTGTCGATTTTACAGAAAAGGACAAGCTTAACAAAATCTATCAATCTTTTAGTGTGAGTTTACCAAAAGAAGAATGTCTTGATCTACCTGGTATCTATCATGAAAAAATAACATTCAAGAAATCAACTGAATATAACAAGGTTCACAAAGATCGTGTTTTAGAAGTTGATGGGGATTTAGAACTTTATGATACAAACCAAAAACTACAACATGGTTTACGATTCTATGCTAACCAAAAAGACAAACTTAAATACACTGAAATGTTGGCAGAAGGTACAGACGAAAATATTATCATCTTCTATAATTTCACAAAGGAAAAAGAAGAACTAATTAAAGTTATGAAAAAGCTAAAAAAGAAGGTTTATGAAGTAAGTGGCCAAAAGTCAGAAATTCCAAATGTAGATGAATGGGATGACTTAAAGAACAGTGTCACGATTGTACAATTTCAAGCAGGGTCAGCTGGGATTGAACTACAATATGCAAATTTAGTCATTATTTATACACCAACGTATTCATATCAGAATCACGTCCAGGCATTAGGTAGGGCATACAGAAATGGCCAGACAAAAAAGGTAACAGTATATGAATATATGGCAAAAGGAACTATCGAAGAAGCTGTTTATGCAGCACTAGAAAGAAAAGAAGATTTTACAGAAGAATTGTTTAGGAAGGAGATTGGAAAATGAACCAATACAATAAAACAATGATTGAAAACAAACATATACAGGTCGGTGACAACAGTTACAAGTTAACAATCATTAAATACATTAATGATTATACAGCATATTTATCTGATGTTAACAGTCAATTTTCAGTAAGTAGAAGACTCACGAAAAATAATCTTAACCCAAAAGATTTAAATGATTGGATTATGACTAGTGACCGTATGAATGATCCTGAAGCAAGTTTCTTTGAACAACTCAAACAATGGAACGGAGTTATTGAAGTATGAGCAACTTACTTCAACGCAATGAACCAAACGTAACAGAATGTAGACATAAATATGTAGGTGGTTCAGATACACCAGTCATTTTAGGAATAAGTAAATTCAAAACACAGTTTGAACTAGCAAGTGAAAAGATGGGTATTACCAAATCAGATTTTAAAGGTAACGAATACACACAATACGGACATGCAATGGAGCCACAAATACGTGAGTATATTAATCTCACTACTGATTATGATTTTGTGGAAACTTCAACTGTTGATGAAGAACAAGGCTTACGCAGTAATACAGACGGTGTAGATTATGATGCTAAAACGTTACTAGAAATTAAAACTCATGGTGCAGTACCAACTATTGATGTTTATAAAGTCCAGATGCAATTGTATATGTATCAAAATGATTTAGATCAAGGATTACTTGCATTATATGAACGTGATCCAGAGTTTAATTTAGATTTTGACGCAGATAATTTAGATACATCAATTGTGGTTCCACGTGATGACGACTTCATTGATAATCTACTCCAAGAAATTAAATTGTTCTGGAAAAGGTGCGAATGGCTATCAAATAATCGTGGTGCTAGTGAATGGGATTATAACAACTGTTTACCAGAAAATATTATACCAGGAGGAAATAAACCTATGGCAAATGAGTTACAAGTGAAAACAATTAAGTTTGAACCAGCTGTCATTGAATTCAACCATGAAGAGATTGAAAAACAATTAAATGAAATGCTTAAGAAATATAAGGGGTTAACTTTCACTGAAAAGGAAGCAAAAGAATGTAGAAATACATTAACTGAATTAAGGAAAGTTAAAAATTCAATTGAACAATATCGCATAAAAACCAAAAAACAACTTAATGAACCTATAAAGCCATTTGAAGAAATATGTAAGTCTCTTTACAAAAAGGTGGATGATGTTATGGATCCACTAAAAGAACAAGCAGATGAATTTGATGAAAAACAACGAGAAGAAAAACGTATAAAAGTTGGGTCCATTAAAGAACAAGTGATTGAAGATTTACAGATGGATGAAAATTTAGCAAAAGATTTAATCATTGAAGATCGATATCTTAATAAATCTACTACTCTCAAATCTATTGAAGAAGATTTACACGAACAAGCGAATCAATTAATTACTGCAGCACAAAATGAAGCACAGACAAAAGAATTAATTAAACAACATGTTGAAATTGTTAATTTGAGAAATGAAATTAACTTGGTAGATAGTAGTTATGTCCATCTTGCTGCACATCAAACGATTGATGAAATTAAAGAAATTATTAATAAAGATGCACAGTTAGCAAAGGAGCGTAAACAACAAGAAGAAATTCAAGCGAAACAGGAACTAGATGCAAAACGTCTTGCTGGTGCTAAGAAAATGAAAGATCAGTTTGACAAGGAACAGAAAGCTAAAGAAACAGAATTAGATCCAGAAGAATTCGTTGAAGTGTACAAAGTTATTGGTACTGAATCACAGTTGGATGCACTGGAAGAGTTTATGAGTAGTCAGGGATTAACTTGGTCAGTGGTTGAAGATGAATGAGTATTGCCCAATTTAAAGTTACATCTGATATGGATTTTTGGAAAGAATTTAAAAAGGTAGAACGTGAATTAGAACAAATAACAAGGTTTGTCCAGAATGACGAAATTATTATCACTTCAGATGAATTACATGAATTTGCCATGAGATACAAAAATCTCACAGATAGGTTAGATGAATTAAGACGAGAAATATTTGTAAACAGAATTAAACAATATAAACAGGAGGAAAAATAATATGTCGATTTTACCTAAGAACGAAAGGAAAGTAGCCAAAGAAACACCACGTAACATAGTAATCTTTGGGGCAACGATGCACGGTAAAACTTATTTTGCAGATGAGTTCCCTAACCCATTGAACCTTAACACTGATGGTAATGCAGAAATGATTGAAACACCATCTATTAGCATTAGGAATGAGCGTGATGCAAAAGGAGAAATTACTACCCCGGCAAGTGAAAAATTGATTCAAGCTATTACAGAACTTGAAGCTGGAAAACACACATTCGAGACGATTGTAATCGATGTGATTGACGATATCATCACGTTATTTGAACAAGAGATTACAGAAGCCGAAGGGGTGAAGTCTGTAAGTGATATTTCTTGGGGTAAAGGTCATCAAATGCTTGAAATGATGGTTCGAGTGTTTGTAATGAGACTAAAAGAATTAACTATGAAAACCAATATGAATGTTCTTTATCTATCAAGATTAAATACTATTGTTGAAAATGATGTGGAAAGACACGTTCCTTCACTTAAATTGAAATGGATGAACATTGTAAATGGGAACAGTGATTATACAATCCTTTGCCGCAAAATTGGGAAAAACTACATTCGAAGAGTAGTAGACAAGCGTAAAAATTACACTCGAGATAAAGTTGATGATCCGGTAATTGCAAATTTACTTGATACCGTAAGTGGCGCTTATGATCGTTCACAGAAAACTAGCAAAAAAGATCAAGAAGCAATTGTAAAAGAAGAAGAAAAACAGCAAGAAGTAGAACGCATTGCACGTCAAAAAGAACGTGAGCAAGAACTGAAGGGAGATGGAACTAAAGAAGGAAATTCAAAGGTAGATACAGCTAAAGAAGAACAACCGGTAACTGAAATAAAAGAAGATACCGAACCGGTAAAAGAAAATACTCCACGTCGTAGACGTAGAAGACCAGCAAATAAATAATAAAAATATTAAATATAAAAGGAGATCGATCAGATATGAGTTTAATGGAAGCAGCAGCACAAATTTTAGCAGATGGTTTTGATAAAAAGAAAGGTGCAGTAAGTGATTTTGAAGAGTTACCAGAAGGGACGTATGAAGCGTTACTTGAAAATGTTGAGTGGAGAACGAGCGACAAAGGTCACGAATGGTTATCGTTACAGTTTGAAATTTTATCAGAAGGGTTTGAGAATCGTAAGTATTTTGGAGCGATTTTCTACTCAAACGAAAGTTTTTTGAATCAAAATATCAAGTTAACAATGAGATGCGGGGCGGCTGTTGGTGTCGATATTGAAGCAGAAGACTTTGAAGTGCCAGAAGAGTCATTGGTTGAAGCTTTTCAAGATGGAATTGGACAAGAGGTTGATTTAAAGTTGACCAACTGGAAAAGTAAAAAAACGGGTAAGAGCGGTCAAAACTTTATCGTAGATGAACCGCAGTTTGAATAATGTTTACTTTCTATCAAGTTTTAGTAAATGGTCCAGATCATTGGGAAATACAATTTTTACACAACGATGAAGAAACACTTATTAAAAATGACAAGGGCGCAATTAAGCGCCTTTTGTCTAAAATAAATTTCTTAGTTGGTTTCAATAACTATAATTATTGCGATAAGTTAATTGCTAGCATTTTAAAAGATATAGATCCAGCAAAGACATTAGAAAATATAAAAAGCAATAAACGAGTATCTTTCATGTTACAAAATCCTATCACGCTAGATTTAAAACAAGAATTACGTAATTTAGATTTAGAAGAAATTAAATATAATTTAGGTTCTCAAGATGAAAGTGATGTATATGTTATGCAGCAGATATTTAAAGAACGTGAAGATTACTTCACCAGTAAGTTTGAAGTTGTTAAAGAATTTAAATTAAGGCCTGCATCTTTAACAAAAACAAGAGTAGGACTTGCAAGTGATGTATTAAAAACACGAAAAGCTACAGATAAAGAAAGACTTAATATTTCCTATGATGAAAGACTTCAAATAAAAGAACTACCCAAACCGATATTAAATTTTTATGAAAATATACAAGATCAATTTAAAAAAGGTAGAGACTTCAAAGAGTTGGAAAAAGAAAAATTCACTTTTAAATTAGCTGAATTAGATCATCTTTATGGTTTTGGTGGACTACATGCGGCAAAAGCTAATTATGTTTCAGAAGGTGACTTTATGCAGATTGATGTTAAGTCGTATTATCCTACGTTAATATTAAATAACTCATTTTTAGGTTCACAGGCACTTGATGATTATAAAAGGATATATACCACTCGAAAACAGTTACAAGCCAGTGACGATAAGAAAGAAGAAGCGTACAAGCTGATAACCAATATTGTCTATGGTGGATTGAAAGCAAAATGGAACAATTTATATAATCCACAAATGAGTAATAACGTTGTCGTAAATGGTCAGTTGATTTTAACACATCTAATTTTGCTATTAGAAAACTTTTGCGAACTGATCCAAACAAATACGGATGGAATCATCATTAAGTATGAACCAGAAATGAAAGAACCTATTCTTAAGATCGTTAAATTATTCGAACAGCATTATTCGTTAGAATTTGATGTTGATTACATTAATAAGATTGCACAACGTGACGTGAATAATTATGTTGTTCGATACGACAATGGAGAACTAAATGCTCGTGGCATCTTTGCTAATTATAATGGCGGTAATTTTGAACGGAATTCATTAGCGATCATTAGTAAAGCATTGGTCGAATACTACATGAATGGAATTAAGCCTAATAGAACTGTTATTAACGAATGGAAAGCTAACAGATTAGAACTCTTTCAAAACGTTGTAAAAGCTGGTAAATATGACGGAATGGCCCATGAAATGAAGGAGGACACATTATTTAAAGGCACGTACTCTAGTAGATTCAGAGATTTACCGAAGATTAATCGAGTCTTTGCTACAAATGATAAATATTTAGGTGCTATTTATAAAACAAGACATAATGCGGAAACGAAATATACGAAAGTACCATACACATCAGAAAATAGCATGGTTTGGAACGATGATCTAAGTAAGTTGAACAGACGAAAAATATCATTGAATTGGTACATTAAAGAAATTGAAAAGTGGATATTTTAGGAGGAGCTGATCTTTATGATGTATTACACAATGCGAAAAAATGATAAAGAGATTAGGACGTATAGCAAAACAAGAGTAATCTTCTTATGGTTATGCGGTTGGAAATTGAAATATCGATTTGAGGGATCTGCATGAAACCAAAAAAGGCAGCACAACACTTAGAACTGATAATAGATACGCAAGAAACAGTAAGCATAAATCGCATCAAAGAAATGGTTCAGGTCATTATTTCACATAATAATAGACTTGAAAAGGACAATAGGAGATTGCGCAGAAGAATTAAAAATTTGAGGAAGTGATGACATGGAAAAAGTAAAAATTACGCAAGAACAGGCAGATGCAATTGTGAAACAGGTTAATAAGGGATCCGAAGAAAATTTACTTGTCGATCATGCAAGGCGATCGGGGTGGATAAATGAGTTTTCTTGTTTAAACTCTTTGACTCAAATGGATATGGCAAGAGCTTTACTTAATGGTTATGAGGTAAAACCAGAGTTTAAGGTTGGGGATTGGGTAACTAACAAAACCACGATGGATACTATCGAAATAGATGCACCCAATGCGGATTTTCTTAATAAAAATTATTCTCATGGCAAACATTTTAGACATGCCACACCAGAAGAAATAGCAAAAGAAAAAGAGCGCAGATGGTGGGCTAAACATGATCGTGATGTGTGGGAGATTAAAAAAGATGACTCGCTGATACACGATACGGAGAGGGAATATCCCGATATAATTTTCGAAGTAGGAGATTTTAATATTCACTTTACAGACGGGCATTTTTATCCAAAGGAATATATTAAAGAAAATTACAAAGTATTTTGTTTCGCCAAAGACAGAAAGGACGTTGACCATGGATGACCTACAGAGAATTAAAGATACCCATGAATCACAAATGGA